CCAGATACGATCCGTATCCGTGTTGACAACATTTCTGATATTGAGTATACTAACGGCATGACAGACACAACTACCAACGCCGCCAAGGCAGTGGCTGCTCCGGCAGAAACAGAAGAACAAGCAATTGAGCGCATTCGTGAGCGTTTTGACATCCTGCACGAAATGACCAAGGCAGCAGTCACAGGCGACATTCGCGCCATGATTGTATCGGGTCCCCCAGGCGTGGGCAAGAGCTTTGGCGTGGAGCAAGAGATCGAAAAGGCCACCATGTTTGACAAGCTGGCAGGCAAGCGACTGCGAGCAGAAGTTGTGAAAGGTGCTGCCACTCCCATTGGCCTGTACCAGACTCTGTACAAGTATTCAGATGAAAATTGTGTGGTTGTGTTTGACGACTGCGACAGCATCTTGCTGGATGACGTGAGCTTGAACTTGCTGAAGGGTGCATTAGACTCAGGCAAGAAGCGTAAAATTTCATGGTTGAGTGAATCCAGCAGTCTGCGCCGCGAAGGCATCCCAGACAGTTTTGAATTCAAAGGCAGTGCTATCTTTATCACAAACTTGAAGTTTGACAAAATGAAATCGCAGAAACTGCGGGACCATTTGGATGCACTGCAAAGTCGCTGCCATTACTTGGACTTGACTCTGGACACCATGCATGACAAGATTCTGCGTATCAAGCAAATTGCCAAAGACGGTGTATTGTTTGCAGACTACGACTTTGAGCCCGAAGTTCAGGACGAGATCATTGCGTTCATGGACGCTAACCAGAATCGTCTGCGTGAAATGAGTCTGCGTATGGCAATCAAAATTGCAGACCTGCGCAAGATGAGCATGCTGAACTGGAAACGTCTGGCAGAAACAACTTGCATGAAGGTGGCTTAATATGTATGAAATTTGGGATGGTGATTTGTTCTTGTACGCTGTGGATACACTATACGAAGCAGACGAACAGCGTGAAGCAGGCTTTACTGTGAAAGAAATCAACAAATAATCCTGGGCGCTGGTTGGCTCCGGCTCAGGCTTTTGGCAGGTACCCTTAAAACGGTACCTGTTTTTTTGACATCTTGCAACAACAAGTATATACTAGCACTATGAAACATCTTGTTATTGTGCTAGGACAGTCTGATCCGTTGACTCTGCAATTTCGAATTCGCAACACTCCCGTGGCCCGATTGTGGGTTGACAGAATGCAAAGCCGTGGAGATTATTGTCTGGACCATCCCAAAAGATTTTACGGATTTGACACCCTGGAGCAAGAACAAGCGCGAGCAGTTGATATAATTCAACAATGCATCACAACAATCAATTCTCATTTGCCAATCATCACGAGGCCATTTGAATACACACAGGATTGTTTGAACTATCTGCACAGTATATTTGAAACATATCACGGACTATTGGATCAACAAAATACACTGTACTGGAACACCGCGCCTTTACCGGTCCGGCAGGCACTGGCAGAATTAAACATAGCAGTTCACAGATGCGAAACAGCATTGGCTCCGGGCAATCCTCGACTGGTATGTACCTGGTTTGGCATGCCCAAGACTCAAACACTAAGTACCGAATTACAACAAGAATACGGCACCTCTGAAATCACATTTGGCACAGTATATTTGAACTACTGTGAGATTGGTAAAACTGCGGAAGATCTAGCACATGACAATGATAAGTACATTGCTGACGAAGCATTCAAACCGTTTGATCATTACAGCGCTGATTTTAATGTTCAATTTGGCAATCAGAATTTGCTCAACAAATACGCCAACGTTGACACGTATATTCGTCAGCACCAAGACTTTTTTCTTGCACACGGCATAAAAAATGTGTATAATATAAAAGCGCAGCCGCTGCGTTTTCCTGTAGCTGATCTAGAGACCAGTGGCAACAAAAAAGATTTACTACAAAAGATTGCACAAAGACAACATGTGCAACAAGTTACTATACAATGAAACAAGCAACAATAATCATCCGAGACGAAGTCAATATCAAGATTGAAGGCCTGGACATTGACTGTAGAAAAAAACTGGTCAACACATTCAAATATGAAATTCCCGGAGCAAAATATCAGCCCGCAGTGAGACTGGGCAGGTGGGATGGCAAGGTGGCTTATTTTCAACTGGGCGGATCTAGTTATATCAATTTACTGCCTGAGATCATTCCCATTCTAGAACAATACGATTATGACATTGAACTAGATGATCAGCGTGATTATTCCACGGTGTTTGATTTTGTGCAGGTCACAGAGGATTCATTTGCACACAAGACTTGGCCTGTAGGGCATCCTGCTGTGGGACAGCCTATAATGCTGCGTGACTATCAAGTGGAGATTGTGAACAACTACCTGCAGAATCCGCAGTGCATACAAGAAGTGGCCACAGGTGCAGGCAAGACCTTGATGACTGCTGCTTTGAGCCGGAGTGTGGAAGCATATGGTCGCAGTATCATTATTGTGCCCAACAAGAGCTTGGTAACACAAACAGAAAAAGACTATGTCAATCTGGGCCTGGATGTGGGTGTGTACTTTGGTGATCAAAAAGACTATGATCGAACACACACCATATGCACATGGCAAAGTCTAAACAACATGATGAAGAAGACCAAGTCAGGTGAAGCTGAAGTGGACATTCAGGACTTTATTGAAGGTGTGGTTTGTGTGATTGTGGACGAAGTACACATGGCCAAGGCAGATGCCTTGAAGACCTTGCTTACAGGTGTCATGGCTAGAGTGCCAATTCGATGGGGACTGACAGGAACTGTGCCCAAAGAAAAGTTTGAAAGCCAAAGTCTGCTGGTAAGCCTGGGCCCTGTTATCAGCAAGCTCAGTGCCAGCGAACTACAAGATCGTGGAGTGCTGGCACAGTGCCACGTGAACATTGTGCAACTGATAGACCATGTGGAATACAGCAACTATCAAAGTGAACTAAAATACCTGCTGGAAGAGTCGGGTAGATTAGACACCATGGCAGACCTGGTGCGCCGAGTAAACGAAACAGGCAACACCCTGGTGTTGGTTGACCGCACAGAGTGTGGTAGACAACTGGTAGCACGCCTGGGAGAAAAAGCTGTGTTTGTGTCTGGGGCAACAAAGGGCACAAAGAGACAAGAAGAATATGATGAAGTGGCAGATGCCACAGACAAGATCATTGTGGCCACTTATGGTGTGGCTGCTGTGGGCATCAACATACCGCGAATCTTTAATCTTGTGTTGATTGAACCGGGCAAGAGTTTTGTGCGTGTGATACAATCAATCGGACGTGGCATTCGCAAAGCCGAAGACAAAGATCATGTGCAGATCTGGGACATAACCAGCACATGCAAGTTTGCCAAACGCCATTTGACCAAACGCAAACAGTTCTATAAAGAAGCCAACTATCCATTCTCAGCAGAGAAGCTGGATTGGATGAAGATCAGCTAAAGGTTGACTTTGTGACACAAACACTGTATTATTAACACATGCGAATTCTAACACTAGACAATACATTTTATGATCTTGATCATTTGCCTGAAGAAGTAGATGATATGAGATTTGCTATCCTGGACAATAGTAATCCCCAGGATCCTGATTATCATTTTATTCCCTTAATCTTTTTGGAGAGCTTTAACGCTCCTGCACTGGTGTTGCGAATTGGCACAGCCACAATCAAAATGCCCATGGACTGGCAAATCTTAATAGGCGAACCTGATGTGGGTGATCTAGAAGTGCTGCCCTTGACCAGTATCAACGACCGTGGATTCAAGGTGTTTCAGTTCAACCCACTTACCAGCTATAGACCCAGTTTTCCAGACATTGAAATCCTGGATGTTTACCATGAAGTAAACTGGTATGCACCCAAACTAAAAAATGGCCAGATGCTGGCCGTGCCGCTAAACGACGACGCTGAACCCGACTGTGTTTACTTTGTTAAAGATGTCAGCCGCAACTGCGAGATTGTGGACTACAACAAGGCCTGGTAACATGGGACAACTCAAACCAGGTGCCACTTACATTTACGAACGCAATGGCGACACAGTGTTCAGAAGAGAGTTTGGTGCAGATCCCAGCACACGTGAAGTAATGGGCTACGATTATCGCACCACTGATGGCAGACCCTTGCATGATCATTTAATGGATAGTAAACTCTGGGGCGATATCCATCGAGCAGCAAAGACCAATCCCACTTTACAAGATGCTATAGATCGTGTTACAATGATCTATCAACTGAGTAAAATTAAATGAGTAATGTGCATTGTAAGGCGCCATGGGTCAGTGTTAGTTTCATGCCCGGGGGCAAGTTTGCTCCTTGTTGTCAATGGCATGGCAATCTGTTTGACACAAGAGAAAACATGGTTGATCAGGTAGGAGGTGCGTTCCTGCGTGGTGAGATACCAAAAGAATGTTCAGGTTGTCCGCCTGATGAACCTTTGCGTTGGCGATCGTTATTTGAACCATATTATACTGATTATCATACCAGTAGCATACAGTTTTTGGATTTTAGAAACAACAATCTATGCAATCTAAAATGTCGTAGTTGTGGCCCGTTGTTCAGTACTAGCTGGAGTTCAGAAGTTGGCCGCGGGATTATCAATGACTATGATTCAACTACCCTGGACAGCATTGATCTGAGTCAATGCAAAATGGTGTATTTTGCCGGCGGCGAGCCGCTGATGAATCCACAGCATTATGAAGTGCTAAGGAGATTAATTGCTCAACAAGTCCGGCCTACCTTGATGTACAGCAGTAATCTCACAGTGACTAGCTATAAAGATCAAAAAGTGGCAGACTTATGGCAGCACTTTGATGACATTCGCTTGCATGCCAGCATTGATGCTGTGGGAAAATATGCAGAAATTGTGCGTAGCGGCACAGACTGGGACACTGTGGAAGCCAACCTTGCCTGGGCAAAGAAATTGCCCAATGTTGATCTAAAAATTGCGCCAGTGATCAGTGCCATTAATATTTGGTGGTTTGAGAGTCTGCTGGAGTATTTTGATTGGCTAGAGCCTGCTAACTTTCGACCAGTCCTGGCCAATGCAGACGGTATTCAAGGTATTGGATGTATACCCGCCAAATACCGTGAACCCTTGATTGCTGCACTTGCTAAATCAAAGTTTCGAGAGTATGTAAACATGCAACAAGCTATAGAAATTTTGTCTATGCCGCCAATGACCAATCACTGGTATCAATTTTTAACACAGCAACTGGTGCTGGATAATTATCGCAAAGAACATTGGTTTGATAATGTACCTATCAAGCACAAAATCTACGCCGAATCATTACAAATGGAATCTTGGGTAAAACAACATGAGTGATCGACTACACATTTCAAACGAGATGCGACAATTAGATCTCAAGAATCGCAGCTTCTACGACAGCCTGGATGCAGAAGAACGCAAAAAGTTCAGCACATTTCTCATGCTGCGTTGGAGCAGTTGTGTTGAAGGATCCCAGGAGTTGCAAGAATACTATGTGCAAAGCTGCAATCATTATTTGAACAAGCATTTCTTTACACTGAGCCGGCACCCCAAACTGCAATGGTTGTGTTCCACTGCGGTCAGTCCAGGCATGGGCACGCCTCGGCACAACTGGATTGCGCCCAAAAAGAAAGAAGCCGGTGCCAGCACCAAACGCAAGGAATTGGCCACAATGTTCCCGCACTACAAAGACGACGAAATCGACGTAATGATGCAGATCGTTACACAAAAAGAAATTGACGCTTACCACAAAAGTGCTGGCCTTGATAAAAAATGATTCAACAGTTAGTGGTCAACGGATGCAGCTACATGGAAGTGTACGCCAATGGCGGCGGCCATGCGGATCTAGCACAACAACTTGGTATTGCCGATTGTTCCACCCTGGCCATTGGCGGCAGTGCAAACTCTCGTATCATACGTAGCACTCTCAAACACAGTTATCAAGCCACAGTGCCTACATTTTATTTACTGGGCATGACATTTCTCAGCAGGCTTGAAATACCTATCTTGGGCCAAGATCCCAATCGTGAATTTGAAGGCACCTGGACCAATCCTCAAAATCAACAATTTAGATCGCAATG